TGCCGCAACAGACAGCAATCATGTGTGGAGTTTGTTTGCACCTAAAATCTTTTATCCACAAGAGGCCAGTAACTTTAGTCCTCTACCTTGGAAACAAAAAGCTACTATACAAAAATGTGATGCTAGTTTAAATCTTGGCGCACAATCAAGCAATTGTTTCAGTTGGAACTGCAAGAAAGGTGCCGACGGCATAGCAGTATGTTCATGCCCAGCTGGACAAGTACCACCAGCAACATCGTTCTTAACAGAAGCTGGTCAAGGTAATCCAGAAGCTTGTTATCAGTATCCGGTAAGTTTGCCAATCAAGGCACAAGACCGAGCTGAAGCTAAAGGAAATAAATGAAAAACGTTATATTTGTAGCAGGATTATGTTTGACATTGGCACAACCAGTGTTGGCTCAAGAGTCCAAAAAAGAAACTGCAAAAGTTTGTGTTGATGTTAAAGACAAAGAAGGCCGAGATGTTGTAGATCCCAAAACCAAGAAAGTCAAACAGAACTGCAAAGAAGTTCGACAGCACAAAAAACTAGAAGGCCACGACGTTCCTGTAAAGAAGTAATTTGACTTGCCCTCCAAAGTCCTGTATAATTATGTGTACAGGACTTTTTCATGACACTTGAGCAAAGCACAGGCACCGTTTATGGTTGTGTATACCACACAGTAAAACCTCTGTGGCAGATGTATCAAGGGGATAATGCAGACTGGAACAAAATGGTCACATGGGCAGTTGTCACTTATGGACCGGGACCCGATGATGGTTCATGGACACCCAATGCTAGATGGTATGTTAACAATGCCAAATTTTGGTTTAGAGATTTAGAAGATATCACAATGTTTATGTTAAAGTGGTCATGACCGATTACTACGCCTCATTGGGCGTTGCCCGAACTGCTAGTGCCGCAGATATCAAACAGGCTTTTCGAAAGTTAGCCAGTCAACATCATCCGGACAAGGGCGGGGATACTCAAAAGTTTCAAGAGATCCAAGCCGCATACGCTGTGCTAGGTGATGAGCAAAAACGTGCCGAGTACGACAATCCCCGACCACAAATGCACCATCCCAATTTTGGAGGTGGCGGCCCAAACTTTGATTTCAACAACATATTTGAAATGTTTGGAGCACGGTTTGGTCCTCAAGGGTTTAATCCACAACAACAACAGAGTTCCATACGTGTTAATTTATGGATCTCAATAGACGATGTTGCTCGTGGCGGGCCCAGAACAATTGGCATTTCCACTGGGCGGGGACAGAGCACCGTGGAAATTGTTGTGCCACCAGGAATTGAAGATGGTGATGCAGTGAGATATAATGGTGTTGGCCCGGGCGGCACTGACATTATTGCTGTGTTTAGAGTACAACCATCAACCCAGTGGCAACGCAACGGTGCTGACGTTTCTACAGAGATTGTGGTTCCAATATGGGATTTAATTTTGGGGAAAACACAAACAGTGGTCACAGTAACTGGGCGCACGGTGGAGGTATCAATACCAGCAGGTACTCAACCCAATGCTATGTTACGTTTGCGCGGTTATGGCCTACCAAGAAAGAATGCAGTAACGCAATCTGGGGACATGATGATTCGTATTCAAACACGATTACCGGAATCTATAGATCAAGACTTGCTAGATCATATTCGACGAGTACGAGATCAATAAATATTTGAACAACATACTGTTGCAATCAGATAAAAAATCTAGTATACTAAACAAAATACGTACAAGGAGCCACATGCAAAACAATCCAGAAATTGAGCACATTATTGATAAGGCAGTAAAAACTGCTCGAGACCGACAGCACGAATATGTTCTCACTGAGCATTTGTTGTATAGCATGATAACACATGAGCCATTTCGCAAGGTACTGATCAAGTTTGGTACTGATGTGCCTAGTTTACAACAAGAGCTTGAAAACTATCTAGGCAGTCTTGTGCATCTAATAAGAGATAATCCCAATTTACAGCCCAAGAAAACCAATGGGCTAGAGCGTGTGTTTAACCGTGCGTTGACACAGGTGTTGTTTACAGGTCGCAGGGCCATGACCACTGCAGATCTTTACTTGGCCACCATGGCCGAGACCAATAGTCATGCACATTACTTTTTGCTCAAGTACGGGGTTAACAAAGTAGAATTTGTCAAGTTTTGGGAACAAAACTATGCACATGTAGAAGTAAAAATGACCAATGAGCAAGCCAATGAATTCTTGTCCGAGCACTGCACCAATTTAACTGAACTGGCACAACAAGACCGCTTGGAGCCAGTGATTGGGCGTGAACATGACATTGAAGAAATGATCACTGTGCTAGCACGTCGCTTCAAGGCCAATGTACTCATGGTAGGTGATCCTGGTGTGGGTAAAACTGCCTTGATTGAGGGACTTGCACAACGCATCAATTCAGGTACTGTGCCAGAATTTCTCAAAGGGCACGAAGTATGGGGCTTGGAAATTGGATCCTTGTTGGCAGGATCTAAGTATCGTGGAGAGTTTGAAGAAAAACTCAAGGATATTATCAAAGCACTTGAAACCAAAAAGAATTGTGTATTGTTTATTGATGAAGCGCACACCATGCGTGGTGCCGGTGCATCAGGCGGGTCTAGCCTGGACTTTGCCAACATGATCAAACCAGCAATTACCAAAGGCAGTCTCAAGGTGGTTGCGTCAACCACATGGGAAGAATTTTATGAAAGCTTTGAAAAAGATCGTGCACTCATGCGACGTTTTTATAAACTGTCAGTGGACGAACCCACACCAGAAACCACAGAGAAAATTCTCATTGGACTTAGCCCAAGACTAGAAAAATTTCACAATGTCATGATTGAAACAGAAGCAATGACTGCGGCAGTAGAACTAAGTGCTCGTTATATTCATGACAAAAAGAATCCCGACAAGTCAATTGATTTAATTGACGCCGCGTGTGCTCGCGAACGTGTTCGTGATGTGGGTGTTGTGATTATCACACGTGACATGATCATGGCACAATTGAGTCGTGTGGCCGGTGTCCCAGTAGACAAGCTGGAAAACAAACACAGCACACGAATACTTGAGTTAGAAAGCAATATCAAACAACAGTTACACGGTCAGGACGCAGTGATAGATTCAGTACTGGAACGAGTGTATGTTAGCTTTGCCGGCATGAACACAGCCAGCAAGCCCATGGCCAGTTTCTTATTCCTGGGCCCAACTGGTACAGGTAAAACTGAATTGGCCAAGCTGTTGAGCACAAATCTAGACATGAAGCTGTTGCGTTATGACATGAGTGAGTACCAAGAGCGACATTCAGTGAGTACCTTGATTGGTGCACCCCCGGGATATGTGGGATTTGAATCTGGCAACTTGAGTGGTGGTAAACTCATTAGTGATCTCAGCAAGCACCCATTTTCTATTATTTTGTTTGACGAAGTGGAAAAAGCACATCCTGACGTCACCAACATCATGTTGCAAATGCTTGACGAAGGACGCATTACAGGAGCCAATGGCAAAACAGTAGACTGCAAAAACACCATTATCATCATGACATCAAACCTGGGTGCACGTGATAATGAAAACAACAACATTGGATTTGCACAGGGGCTTGACAAAACCGGCAGTGAAGACCGTGCACTAAAGGACTTTTTCAAACCTGAGATGCGCAATCGTATTGACGCAGTTTGCAAGTTTAGCAAACTAGACAAATTGGCTATCAAGAAGATTGTGGTGAAGTTCTTGGATCATGTGCGTAACAGTCTCAACGATCACAAGATTCGTGTGACATTTACCGAAGCTGTGATTGATCATTTGGCAGCAGTGGGATATGATCCCAAGATGGGAGCCCGCCCATTAAATCGCAAGATTGACGAGCTGGTGCGTGTGCCCTTGAGTCGGCGCATTTTGTTTGAACGCTGGAAAGAGTGTGCTGTTGTTGTGGACTTTGTGAATGACGCACTCACGTTTGAACAGTCCGTAACAACTGCTTTGTTAGATTCAACTCCTATTATTGACGACAATGGAATTATCCGCATTGATTGATCAAGTACAACCTAGCAATAGCGATCGATTGTTTTTTGACCGTTATCGCTGGGTTTTGAATTTCCGACTACCGGGAATTTATTTTCTACGTGGACTAAAGTTGGAATCTCCAGAGGCTCTAGAAACACGCATAAAACAACGCCATGCCCAGTGGTTGTTTTATTCGGAAAAATATCGGACTCGTGCAGTTAGTTTTGATATTGATAAAATAATTGCCTTGGCCAAATTCTTGCTGCCGCACATGGCAGACTCAAAATTAACAGTGAGTCAATACTGGGGATATCTATACTGTAACGATTTTTCAGTAATTGAATCAATTGCTGACGAATTCTCAGTACCAGTTAAATATGTTAAAGAAGCTGTGATTACTCGTGCCAAAAACACCGTGGTGTTACGGCACAGTGACTATACTTTGCGCAGTTATTTTCGAGAGCGCCTTACCTCAGTAGATACTGCAAAACATATACAAGATTATCTAACTTGTCAACCAGATGTGCGAATTAGTTCTGCCCTGAGTGCATTTCTTGCCCACGGGCCGGCTAATTATCGTGGTTCCTGTTTGTTTCAACGATACTATTTCTTTGATCACAATAGTGATGCCACGGTAACAATGTTCAATTTAATTGCCCCGGGCTTAATTCGACAAACCGTACCGGTATTAACTAAATAATACACTATGGCAAAAATACACGAAGAAGTAGTTGTGATCAAACTCTCAAAATTGATCAAAGATAGCGATGCTGGCAGTGATATTGCCACTGCTGACATTGTTGCTGCCTTGCAGAGCGTGGCTGAAGAGCTGGCTGGTACAGGAGTTGTTGTGGAAGCGGAACGAGCATAATGAAAACCACCACTCGGCAACTGCTACCTACCACCTCATTTGGAACCCCATCGGGTAACTATGATGGCAGCAGTCTTGATTGGTCGGGTGATCCACAACAAGCCGCTGATTATTATGGTGGATTTGGTGCATTGCAAACAGTGGCTATATTTCTTAATTCGTTTCAGGGCTTGATCAAAATTGAAGCATCACTGGATGCTACACCCACTAGCGATAGTCAGTGGTTCAAGGTGTACGAATTTGACAGTCTGTCAACCACTACCACAAACAACTTTTCCACTAACATCACCGGAAATTTTACCTGGATACGTGCCAACGTTGAAGGCTTTGAAGCTGGAAGCATACAGAAAGTAATGTTAAGTTATTAACGGTAAATACTGGTATGAAAAAATTAGTGATCATGCCGGGCGGCTTCCATCCTTTTCACACAGGACACATGGCTCTTTATAACGCCGCACGTGCCGCATTTCCGTCAGCTGAGGTCTACGTAGCAGCCACAGCTGACACCAGCACACGTAAATTTCCGTTTGAAATAAAAGAAAAGCTAGCTAGATTGTCCGGTGTTCCTGCACATAGATTTATACAAGTTAAAAACCCATTTCGTGCTGAAGAAATTACACAGCACTTTGATCCCAACGAAACACAGCTGATTTTTGTTCGCAGTGAAAAAGATCGCAACCAAGAACCGCAGGCTGGGGGTGTTAAAAAAGACGGCTCTTCCAGCTACTTACAACCTTACAAACGCAATGGTCTACAGCCCATGAGTCAGCATGGTTACATGGCTTATTTGCCAGTGGTACAGTTTGGCCCGGGAATGACATCGGCTACAGAAATTCGTGCCAAGTGGCCGGACATGACACCAGATCAAAAGGGCGGACTAGTTAATGCATTGTACCCGCAAACCGAAGGCAATGACAAGCTAACTGGTGTTACCATTAAATTGCTAGATGCCGGCATGGGTGCAGATATAAAAGAAAACTTTGGTGGCAGTGGGCTAGTTGGAGCACCGGTTGGCAGTGGGGCACAAATTCCCACATCAAACATGCCCAATGGTCCAGATGATGTTACTGAACAAACAACTGATCCCAATCGGCACATGATCAAGCAAGTGTTTCAGTCCGGTAAAGACTTTGTCAAACACTTAAACTCCATGCCCGATAGTGAGTTACAAGCATTGTATCAAGCACGACCCGAAGTGCGTGAATTAATGAAGAAATTGCATGCTCATGTAAACGAAGCCATGCAAAGCAAAGTTCTAGATGCTCCCAGCCATCAAGCATCAGATTACATGGAAGAAAATTAAAGGGTCATTAAGTACACTGTTAAATAGAAGTACAATTTTTAACAGAGGACCAAATGGCTGAACAACAAATCCAAGTAAACGTAGACTATCTACGTACCACTCGTGTACACATCTGCATGCCCTGCTATGGTGGTATGCTGACTGAATCAACATTCATGAGTTATATCAAATGGGCCAACACATGCCGTCAATTGGGCATTGATTGGACAATTGAAACCATGACAAATGAAAGCTTGATCAGTCGAGCACGAAACACACTGGTTGCTAAATTCTTAAACAATCCCGATTCAACGCACCTGATGTTTGTGGACGCAGACATTGGCTGGGAGCCTTGGCACTTGTTGGCCATGCTGAACCGAGACGTGGACGTGATTGGTGGCTTATACCCCATGAAAACCTTGCCTATTAAATGGGTTGTGAATGGATTTGACGGTGCAGAAGAAGGCGCAGATGGCTTGCAAGAAGTGTCAAAAACAGGCACAGGATTCATGTTGATCAAACGCCATGTGTTTGAAAAGCTTGATGCACACCCTGCAACAAAACCTTTTGCCAACGACATTGGGTTGCCTGTTGCATTGAACCCTTACATGAAAACCTATTTTGATACTGCGGTACGTGAAAATCGATACTATTCAGAAGACTGGACATTCTGTGAAAACTGGCGTGATCTAGGTGGTAAAGTCTGGGTTGACAAGCGTGTGCTATTGCGTCACACAGGAACCTATGTGTTTGACTTTGCACAGCAAGAACCCTTGTACAAAGCCTTGCACGAAATTGCACAACAAAACGCACCTGCTGTTGCTGGTCCAGCCCCAGAGCCAACACCTGCTCCAGAACCCGAGCTGATTGCCAGCAATGCTGTTGAAGAAGCCGCACCTGAGCCAGCAAAGCCCAAAAAGAAAAAAGCTTGATCTAGTTTGCTCCACAAAGCCCCTTTACAGGGGCTTTTGTTTGACACGGTAAATACATTCATGGACATCAACGAATTAGAATCATTCAAATTATCAGACGCAGTGAAGTTTAACAAAACTCTTAATCCTAGATTATGGGGTCGCGACGAACACTTGTTGCCTGAAGTGCGTGAAAAGCTCATGGCTATTGCTGATGACTTTAGAGAGTTTTTAGGCGTTGATGGGCTTGATGTTAAAGATGTAACAGTAAGCGGTAGCAATGCGGCCTACACATACACTCCACACAGCGACATAGACCTGCACCTTGTGGTCAACACACCTGACGGCAAAAATAGTGATGTTTACAAAGAATTGTTTGACGCCAAAAAGTATCAGTACAATGATCAACACAACTACAAAATTGGCGGATACGATGTTGAGCTGTATGTTCAGGATGCTGACCAAGTTCACCACTCACAAGGCATCTATTCTTTATCAAACAACGACTGGGTAAGTGTACCCCGGCGACGTCGTCCCGAAGTTGATGACATGTCTGTGCGTTCTAAGTTTGAAGATATTGGACACAGAATTGAACAGGCTGTTGCATCAGGTGATCCTGCTCAGTTAGAAGCCATTGCTGCCAAGGTCAAACACATGCGACAGGCTGGCTTGGATAGCACAGGCGAGTTTGGTCCAGAGAATCTAGCATTCAAGGCCTTGCGCACACAAGGCTTACTGGATCAGTTGAGCACAGCTAGAAGTGCTGTGAAGGATCAAGAACTAAGTTTGCAAGAACGCAAGAAAAAGAAAAAACAAGCACAACGTGGCTATGGTGGGTATTGGTACCCTGGATTTACTTTTGGAGATAGCGAAGGTGGTGGTGACAGTGGAGGTGGTGAGAGTGTTCGAGAAAATACAAAATCTCCAGATATCAAACAGATACTGCAACCATTTATTGATAGTTGTGTTGACTATCTTGACATTGAACAGGCTCCCAAGATTATACTAAAACATGATCCAGAATGGACACGTAGAAACGGCACGTTTGGTCGTTTTGATCCTGACACATATTCAGTTACCTTGGCTGTTAGTGGACGACACGTATTGGACATCTTGCGTACCTTGGCACATGAACTCACACATGCTCGTCAAGACGAACAAGCCGACATGCCTGTGGATGCAGGCGAAACAGGATCGCCTTATGAAGACGAAGCCAACGCTATGGCAGGCCGCATCATGCGCCACTGGGTTGATGAATATCCTGAATTCTTTAAAGATGTGCCGCTAGAAGAATCTGTCAAAGACAAATTAGCAGCCGTGGCAGCTGCCGCTTGTGTAGCAGGTACTCCAGGTTGCGCTACCACAGGCGCTGATGCCATTCGTACAGTGCAAGACGTGGGACGCACAGCTCAGACTATCAAGCACATGGGTCGTGCTGGTGCCGAAGAAGAACTAATGCAACGACTCAAAAACGAACTGCGTCGTCGCCAAGGACATGTAGTACCCGAAGATGTTACGGAATCATTAGACCAACCCTATAAAATACTTCGATGGGAAAAAGGTGACTATGGTGATGTAGACGCAATAGCACGATTAGATGACGGAACTTTTCTAAGTGTTATGTTCAACAAGGGATTTAAACAAGAGACAAAAGAGGAAGCATGGAGTGTTGAGTTCTTTAGAAACAACAGTCAAGAAAAGACAGGTGAGGGTGATCAACAGCGTGTGTTTGCCACTGTGTTAAGTGCTGTTGAAACATTTGTTTCTGACAGGGTGCCTGGCGCCAAGGGAAAATACAAACCCAACAAAATATACTTTTCAGCCTCAAAAGCAGTTAAACCAGATGAGGATCAAAAGAAAGCACTGACCAGGGCAAGTCTGTATGACAGTTTGGTTCAGCGTTATGCAAGGGCTTTGGGCTTTCGTGCTTTCCGTGCTGACACCGGCAACAAAGTCATGTACGAATTGAGTAGAATAAAACCAATTGTAGCAGAAGCGTCGGGTTACATTCCCGTCAACGACAAAGAAGCACGAGACCCACGCTACAGCATGGCCATCACTCAGGATATCAAGCCCGGCGAAGTACAACGCCAAGCTAAGAAGATGGGATGGACTACAGACGCGGCTGGCAAGCCACCATTGTTAACCAGCAATGCCAGCAACTTGAGAGAATCACAGGACAGCAACATGAAGATAGCACACATATTAAAAGAAACTACACTGGGCGGATTCCCAGTCAAGGTATTGAACATTCAAGATCAAGGTGTGAACGAATTTGCTCCCCCTGGTAACGGTGGAGGTGATTCGGGCCGTTGGTACACAGATGACGAGCTTGCAGACATCATTGGTGATGATTGGTTTGAAGACTTTGATGTCAGCAACGACGGATTTAACATTGATGCCTACGGCGAAAAAGCCAAGAAAAACCTAGTGGGTTATGCCAACTCATGGTTCAACGATAAAGGTTACAATGTCAACGTAATGGGCGTAGAACACAATGATGTTGACCATGATTTAAAATGGTACATTGTTGGTAGCTTCCAGAATGATAACTTTGCTAAAAAAGATGTAGACGAAGTCCGCAACAACTATCATGCAAATCGCACAGGATTCCGGAGTGGTTCGAGAGATCCAGAAGGGCAAGATCCACAGGCCGGTCGACAAGTCTGGGGTCTGAAGATCAACGGTAAAGTATGGAGCAAGCAAGGCAAAGATGTTACATTCACTAGCAAACAAGCCGCAATCAACACAATGAATGCTATCTTGAAGAATCGTCCCGACTTGCAGGGTAATATTGGTGTAGTTACCAAAGGTGGGGTAGCGGAAGGCTCTGTCGCTAAAAAACCTCAACCCTATAACGAACCAAACTGGACAAAAAAATTATCCAAGGATCAACTGGATGCTATCGCTGGCCCAAGGTACAAAGACAATAAGAATAAAAAAGATGTAAAGGAAGCAATCAAGCTCAATGCACCACAGAAGTCATGGTCCAAACAAGACATGCAGGATTATCTGACTCGTATCAAAACAGGTACAAAAACCAAACAAGATCGGTTTAAGCCTATTATTCACGGCAGCAATGTCAAAGCCATTACCAAAGATGATGGCACAGAAGAATGGGACTTGGAAGATCTAAAACGTCAAATCACCACACCGCCTAGAGCGATCCTTGGATCAAATGCCAAGATGAGCAAGAGTAAAAAAGAAGGTGCCATCACATACGACTTGACACTACCAGCACTAAGCGGTATTGTTGTTGATGAAGACACTGGGGAGTTTGTAGAAATCACAACTTGCCCGGGGGCCGGTGAATGCCAACTGTTTTGTTATGCTCGCAAGGGCGGCTATGTCATGTTCCCTGCCGCATCAATGTCAGCCGCACAAGCATTGAACTTCTTGGTTAACCACCCCGACGAATACATGGCAATGTTTGACAACGAAATCAAAAAAACAAAAGCACTGGCAGACAAAAATGGTATTAAGTTGTTAGTGCGTATTCATGATGCTGGCGACTTCTTCTCTAAAGAATACTGGGACCTTAGTAAGAAAGTGCAACTTAACAATCCAGATGTACGTTTTTACTTCTACAGCAAAATGGGAGATCCAGTAACTGATCCAAATACGCCGTCTAACACATTGCCCAACTTTAGCGATGGTGGTGCCAAGAGTCGTGAAGTCAAGAAAGTTGAACTTTACAGAAATGCTGGTAAGAACTTGAAAGGTGCACCAACTATTCCCAAAGACATGTTCCGCGATTTGTTTGTGACTGATGCCAAAGGCAAATATGTCAAGGATGAACAAGGCCGTACACAGGTTAAAAGCCCAGAAGCATGGGAAAACTTTAAACAGAAGTTATCTACAAAATACAACATTGACCCAGCGTCAATTATCACATACGATCAAATGAATCGTATCCCTGAAGGACCCAAGCCCAAATGGAATGTGGTGGTATTTCCAGCAGGCCACGGTGACTTGGGTGCAACACGACTTGATGTACAGAATCAGTTTTTAATGTTTCACTAATATGAGAGCACAAGAGTTTATAATTGAAAACGCAGATCAAGCCGCAGTTGATGCCTTGTTAAAAAAGCATGGCTGGAGCATGGGACGTACAGTCAATGGTGATCTTGCGTTTACATGGCAAGGTAATACATACGTATTATATGGCGAGCGTATGCGCATCAACTGGCCAAATGGTCAATCTGTATCAGTTGTGTGGGGGCATAAACCTGATTGGCAAGGTCGTGGCAATGAAGTTAGTTATGCTCAAGCAGTACAAAAAAAATATCTCACATTTGATTTGCCAATCTGGCAAGCATTGGACCGTGGACAAATTAAGGATCCACAAGCTATGCAACGATTCAAAGCCGAAAACGAACGTCAGGCCCGTGAAGCAATTGCACAAGGTATGGCGGAAGGCTATACTGATGATGATATAGAAACAACCAAACAGTTCAAAAACGCCATAGCAGGCTTAAAAGCAAAAAGTACCATCGACAAAGCTAAAGACGGTGCCGGTGCCAAGTATTACTCCGACGGTGCAAAAGTGACGCCGCAAGAAACTACCCGCAGAGCCGCTGAAAGAAAAGCACAAAAAGACAAAAAAGGTGTGGCGGAAGGTAAACTTAGTGTAGACGTACCAAATGAAGATTGGTTACAAGACAAGATTGACTACGCAAAAAGCAAAGGTCGTAACAGTTTTGGTGTGCCTTACATGGGCAGTACCACAGCCGCTGTTCGTGGAACTCCTCCGAGAGTACGTGTAATGCGTCTGGCTTCTTTACCAGGCATGCGCAACGAACAAATGAATGTGCGTCGAGGTGACCTAAAGTGGTTGATGGATTACATGGATAAGACAGGTAAGTTGCCACCCATGGGTAGCAATCCAGACGCAGAATACTTGCCCTACATCATGGTGGCTTATAACGGCGAAGCCTGGGTCAATGAAGGCAATCATCGCATCATGGCTGCATACAGATTAAACTGGCCGGACCTGCCCATTGAAATACGTTACTTTGACGGCGGCGAAAGAATTGAAGATGGACCAATGGCTCCTGGCAAGATTGGACTAGCATGAGAGCACAAGAGTTTGTTAACGAAAACTTTGCAGATGGTAAAAAACCTGGACGTAAAGGCCTGGCCAAACGCTCAGGTGTGAACTGTAAACAAAGCGTGACCAAACTGCGTAGTATTGCTGCCAACAGTTCTGGCGAAAGACAACGCATGGCACACTGGTGTGCCAACATGAAAGCTGGTCGCAAAAAATAATTGCGGCTAGTATAATCACTAACTACTACACTACTTTTTAAGGATAACCATGGATTATAAAATTGCAGACATTGCCTTGGCTGCTTGGGGTCACAAAGAAATTGAGATCGCTGAACATGAAATGCCTGGTTTGCGAGCTGTGCTAGCGGAATACCAGAACAAAAAACCACTCAAAGGTGCACGTATTGTGGGCAGTTTGCACATGACGATACAAACTGCTGTGCTGATCAAGGTGTTGGTTGCACTAGGTGCAAGTGTGCGTTGGAGCTCGTGCAATATTTTCTCCACACAAGATCAAGCAGCCGCTGCCGTTGCTGACCTAGGCATTCCTGTGTTTGCCTGGAAGGGCGAAACAGAAGCGGAATACTGGTGGTGCATTGAACAAACTGTGCGTGGCCCCGATGGTTGGACTCCCAACATGATTCTAGATGACGGACATGACCTAACGGGTTATATCCACGACAAGCACCCTGAACTCATTGCTGACATTAAGGGCGTTACAGAAGAAACCACTACAGGTATTCACAAGTTGCTGGAACGCATTCAAGCTGGTACTCTGTTGATCCCAGCCATCAATGTCAACGACTCTGTAACTAAAACCAAGTTTGATAACTTGTATGGTTGCCGTGAAAGTCTTGTGGACGCTATTAAACGTGCCACAGACGTCATGATTGCTGGCAAAGTTGCTGTGGTGTGTGGCTATGGTGATGTGGGCAAAGGTTCAGCACAAGCTCTACGAGCACTCAGCGCACAAGTTTGGGTCACAGAAGTTGATCCTATTTGCGCACTACAAGCTGCCATGGAAGGCTTCCGTGTAGTTACCATGGATTATGCCAAAGACAAGGCCGACATCTTTGTAACAGCCACAGGCAACATTGGTGTTATCACACGTGAACACATGCTGTGCATGAAAGAAAATGCCATTGTGTGTAACATTGGACACTTTGACAGTGAAATTGACATTGCAGGCATTCAGGATGCCAAGTGGGACGAGATCAAACCTCTAGTGGATCATGTGACCTTGATCAACGGTCGCAAGATCATTGTGTTGGCCAAAGGCCGCTTGGTGAACTTGGGTTGCGGTACAGGCCACCCCAGCTTTGTTATGTCCAACAGCTTTACTAATCAGGTGTTGGCACAAATTGAGATGTTTAACAATACAGACAAGTATCAAGCAGGACAGTTGTATTTGCTACCAAAACAACTGGATGAAAAAGTTGCACAATTACATCTTGGCCAACTTGGAGCGCAACTTACAACCTTGACTAACGATCAGGCGCAGTACATTGGTGTTACTGTTTCGGGCCCATTCAAGTCCGAAACGTATCGCTACTAAATACTGGATGCGAGCACAAGACTTTATTACTGGGTTAAAAACCTTTGCTGTACGTTTACAATTAAAACAGCAAGGGTATTCCCAACAGTTTGACACCACAGTACAAGCTCGCACAGCCAACCAAGCACGTAGTATTTTACGTGCTCAATACAACAATCATAACGTAGTCGTGGGACAACCACGCGAACTAGCTACCCGCTAAATACTGCGTGGAAACTCATTATGTACGTGCTGTTTTTAATTTAGACTGTTTGCAGCCAGACTCTCTTCCTTCATACAGAATTTACGTTAATGATGAAATATTTGCCGAGCGTACCTGGACATGGGGCTCGGCATTTTACCTTGAGCAAACACTTCAAATACAAGCCACCTGTGGTGAGTACACAGTAAGGGTAGAGCCAGCTGATGTATTCGATACTAGAAATCATGCAATTGCGCATGGACCTGCTGTTTGGCAAGCACAAAATAAACTGGTAGTACAATCATGAGAGCAAGAGAATTCATAAGAGAAGATGCGTCATCGGGTGCCAGCTGTGCAGGCAACATGGCGGTTTTTGCACAGCCCATGGGTGAAGTAATTACTAGAACACAAATCAAGAAACCGGCTAAATATGCTAATAGTGCTCCTGTAGCCCAACGAAAGAAATCTCATGTTGTCCGATGATCTTAAAATCCTGCTTGCAAGCAATTTTGCATACTATTTAAAAGCCCAGATGTTCCACTGGAATGTAGAAGGTCCAGACTTTTCTGAGTTGCACGGATTCTTTGCTGAAATTTATGCAGATTCCTATGGGGCAGTTGACAAGATGGCTGAGTACATTCGCACCACAGAAGAATATGCTCCGGGAAGCCTTGAACGCTTTCAAGAATTATCGCAGATACCTGGCCAGATCAAAGTACCACGTGCTAGACTCATGTTGGAAGAATTACTTGCTGACACACAAACCATGTTGAACATTGTTGCTCAAGTGTTTGAAACTGCCACACAAGAACGCAGAGAAGATGTTGCCAACTTCATGGCTGAACGTCAAGATGCTCATGGCAAATATCTGTGGCAATTAAAGTCTTACTTGAAAGACCAGCGAGCATGAGCAACGACATTTATTCAATCTTAAAACGGTTTGACACTATCACCGAAGGGCAAAATGCACAACAAAAGTCTGTGCCCCAATTGCCTGCACTGTTCAAGGCCAAAAAAATTAGTCCTGTGCTGGGCGCACGTGAAAAACAACATCCCACACATGACTATTTTGTAGGCGGTGAAAGCAAAGATGTTGCCAAAGAAGATGTTGTTACTAAAGATCGCAAAAGCCTAGGTGATTACTTTCAAAGCGTAGCTGATGCTGTGAAAAAAGATCCTGACTTGATTGACAAAGTTGCCAACGGTCATGGCATGGTGGGACCTGCTGTTAAAACTATCACAACAGATGATGGACATGAAATTAAAATTCACGGCAATGAAGATGATGGGTTCCGTATCACTGTGCGTAACCGTCCTATGAAATCAACATTCCGGAGCCTCGACGAAGCTCACATGGCATGTGAAATGTTTTGCAGTCGCAGACAACAACTGGCCAATCAGTCAGCTGACTACGTGGAAGAAAGAACATGAGATCACACGAACTTAATGAGCAACTGCCACCGGCCAAGGCCATGGGCACACGCAACATTGGCATGATAGAAAAAACACGTAGCACCACTGAGCCTGTTCTATTGGACTTTGGCACACAAAAATTTCGTATCAGCAACCCCGAAGACAAAAAATGGTTTTTACAAGCCTGGTCCGGTTATCGTAAAACTGGACAAGAAATTCGCTTTTTAGAAAAAATGGGTACCTTGCAAGGGTTTGAAAGTTTGCTGGATCAATTTGCAGAATATCATGCCAAGCTTGATCAACAAGCCGCTGCCGGAGGTCAAGGGCGACAAAAATACGGACAGAAGTATGTTCAAAAACCAACTCAATATGACCTTGTGGAAGATGATGGCGACAACATGTCTCCTCGTATTGCCAGACTAACTACACAATTGCGTAGTCGTTATCCAGATGCACGTAACAATGATGAAGCCATGATGTATGCCGTAGCTGATACTCAACGCAAGTCGCAAGAAGAAATTAACAAATTAGAAAAGCAAGCTGATGAATTAGAAAAAGATGTCAAACAAGATATCGAAAATAGAATATCTAATTTGGGGCAAACTAAAGGTCGTTCAGGGCCTGCATTACAACAGATAAAAGCCACTACTGACAAACAACAACAGATCATTAATAAAATTATACAGATTGATCAGTCGCAACAACAAGCTCTAGATGATCTTGGAGCCACAGTTTCTACTACCCCTAATGTAGTATCAACTGCACCAGTATCTGCTGCCACTGTAGCACCAGCGCCGGTACCTCAACCAAGTGCGCAACCCAACGTAGAACCCAACGCATTTGGGCAAATGGCCAACCAGCTGGCTGCCAAGCCTGTTTCGGCACCGCCTGCTACTGAGGTTGAGCCAATTGACATTAGTACTATTTCAAGACCACGCACAACTGACGCAGACAATGTTGTGCCTATATCGTCTAAAAAGAAAAAAAGCAAACAACTTAACTTACCACTGGACGCACCAGCACCCCCAGGCGAAAGAATTCAAAAAGTTGCAGAAGGTCTAGGCAACAATAGTATAGCCGTGTTGCAAAAAGCCAAACAAGCTATTGAACAACAACGTGCGGCTGAAATAGATTCTTGGCGACAGGACTTTGAAAAGAACACTGCACAGCGAGCCAGTCAACAGTTGAAAAAAGCATTTGCACCAGCACCTGTGGCAGCACCTGGCGAAGGGTACGGTGCACTCAAAACCAAATTAGTCAGCTTGAATCAAGCCATACAAAAACAGCAATACTTGGACATGTTGAGTGTACAAGCAGAAAAACTTGGCTTGCTCAACGAGCCTGGATTGCGTGCCGATATTGACACATCTATGTACGCAAGAGATGGTGCAAGAGACAGTTACATCACATTAAACAAACGACTTGACACTGCTGTTGAACGAGTTAAATCCAGAATTGCACAACGCAAGGCCGCTTATGCCAAGCCTAAAGGTCTAGCAGAAGGCTTCAACGGCGAGTACGACGACGAAGCAGGCATGGCCAAAACCAATCTAGTGACCATTGCCAGAGCCGCACAGGGCTTGCTAGACACTATAGACGATCAAGAAAACTTGCCAGAGTGGGTACAAGAAAAAATTGCCAAGGTACAAGGCATGATGGTCACTGCCTGGGACTATTTGGAAAGTCAAGAAGCACAAGGCATTGATCCCAAAATAACAGACGAAGACGCAGACCCCAATTCAGGTTATGCTCAACTGCTCAAGAAGAGAGCCGAGTTGGCTGCAAGAAAAAAATTACAAGGTGTAGCGGAAAATGAAAAAATTGCCGGACGGCATGATCCTGAAGAGTTTGATGCCATTGTTGATCGCTTGAAAAAATTAGCGGCTGAAGGTCCACGTAAAACTGTGTGGGATCCTGTGAAACGTGTGTACAAGACTGTACCTGTTTCCCAACAACCTGTTAAAAAATGAGAGCAAATGAATTTATAAACGAAGACTCAGTAGAAGATCTTGAACAGGATCTTGAGCACCCTGACAGTTACCAAGCCATTGATCACATGATGCAAACCATTGCTCGTGAACATGGTATATCTGCAAAAGAGCTACACGACAAGTTTGTGGACAAACATGGCGTTATCCCAGACAACTGGTCCAAGGAACAACTAGACGAACTTACTTTTTTAGGCAGCCAATGTACCAAAGACTGTTCAGGACATCGTGCTGGATATGAGTGGTATGCTCGTAAACAACGCAATCCAAATTCCCATAGCCCCAGCTTCAATAAAGGAGCCGCACTCAAGGCCGCTGGTAAGTAACTGCATGACAACTTACATCTACGAATCACCTGATGGTGGCGCCACTGTATATCAAAGAGAGTCGGGAAAACTTGACCGAGAACTGCATTGGTCTAGTTATGCACACAAAAATCTACAGCAAGAACTGCAACACAGCAAACTATGGGGAAATATTCATCGTGCCGCCAAAACTGATCCAGTGTTGCAAGAAATGCTTGACCAAATTGAAATTTACCATACACTAAAGAATTCACCTTAGGACCGGTACTTGTTACCGTGGTGGAGGGCGGCTGCTGCCTGTGTGAATGGATTCGCTACCTTGCAACACAAAGTGAGCACTAACATCAACTATGAAAACTTTTGCTATTGTTCCTGCTGTAATAAAAAAATTCCCCAAAAAATCATTACAAGGGAAAATTTGTCTTAGCCCGTTTGTGTCTATTGCAATTGACCCACATGGCACTGTGAGCTTGTGTGGCTGTATAGGATGGATGCCTTCTACCGTGGGAAACATATTCAATCAAACAATTGATGAAATACTATGCAACGCATACAGTCAAGACATACGCCGTAGTATTATTGATGGCACATATGAATACTGTAACGAAAACACTTGTGGAATAATAAATTCCGATCAATTAAACACCACAGATACTGTTCCTCCTGCTGTGTTATCTATACTACACAATCCTTCACTGTATAACATTCCCAATGAAATTGTTGTAGCCGGTGATGCTACTTGCAACCTCAGTTGTCCCAGTTGTCGTACCAAAATAATTAAAAATACAGATGAAGAAGCCAAACGAAATCAATTGCTAGGAACACGCTTGACGGAAAATTTATTTTCTCGACCAAGCAAAACTGACATCAGACTGCATGTTAGTACTAGCGGGGAATTATTTGCCAGCCCACTGTTACTGGCTTTTGTTAGTGGAATCAGAATCAATGACTTCCCTAACTTGGCATTGTGTATCCAAAGCAATGGCATCATGGCTCCACAAAATTGGCACAAACTAGGTGAAATACAACAGCGGGTGGCCAAGATTACTGTCACAGTAGATGCTGCCAGGCCGGATACTTATGTCAAGCTTCGTCGAGGTGGCACCTGGGATAAAATAACAAATGCACTTGCATGGTTGCGCAACAAGAAAAAAGAAAACGGCATGGAGTATGTGCTTCGTATGGTAGCTCAACGAGACAACTATGAAGAAATTGTAGAGTTTTATGAGATGGCCAAACGGTACAATGCAGACGGTGTGGAGTACACCAAACTTAGTGATTGGAATACCTATTCAAAATCCGAGTTCCACCAGCACGATGTATTTGATCCTGCACATGCAGAATATACACAGGCACAATTCATGTTAGATCAGGTAAAACACTTGCCTGATGTTTATATACATGGTGGATTATCTTGAACCGGCAAACTTTGTATTGACTTGGGATCAAAATTGCGTTATACTAACACACTAAAGGAATTCTATCATGGATAACAAATCTTTCAATGGCGAGCAAAAGCTCAAACTCATACAGATCATCAACGAAGGTATGCAAATCATGCACGAAGTAGAGACATTAAACGGTGGGCTTAATGATACTATCAAGGCCATTGCCGAAGAATTAGAAATCAAACCAGCTGTGCTTAAAAAAGCTATCAAGCTTGCACACAAAGCTGAATTTGGAAAAGCCAAACAAGATCATGAATTGTTGGAAACAATTCTAGAAACTGTGGGCAAAACGCTATAACAGTGACCGTGCCCCAGGATAGCCATGAACAAACATCAACAACATCTTAAAGACACCGGTTGGACTTATTGGCAACACCTACATCACAGTATTGTAGTGGGTTACCAACTTATTAAAATTGCGGTGTTGGGGTTTATTCATGGGGTGTTTCCGGGGGTCTGGGCCAATAAAGGCCCAGTAGGCATATATCGAGTGTTCAAGGACATGCGAAAGGTACGCCATGCACAGAAACTATTTGATGCAGAAGACCAACGACAACAGCATGAGCAAGATAAAAATAATCGGGTATAATCAAGCCACGCTAGCCAATGACTTTGTTGGATTGTTTCGTACTCACGGGCAGTCTATTGATATACTAGAACCAGATGACTTTTTGCAAGGTAACTATAAAGACAATGATCGATTTGTGGTTGCAGTGACTCGTGATCTTGAATTGAGAAAACAATTGATTACTGCACTAGACGACCGATTGTTATCACGTGCTACACTAGTTCATCCAACTTCTGTAATTGATCCACATGCTGAAGTTGGCGAAGGTTCTGTAATTTCTCAATTTGCCAGTGCGCTTTGGCGTAGTACCATTGAACAAGATTGTTTAGTTGCACCTTACTGTATGATTGCCCATCAAAGCAATCTTGGACAAGGAAGTCTTATGCAACCTGGTGCCATGATAGCCGGCAGTACCACAATAGGATCTATGTGTGTGTTGGGAATGAGAAGCAATGTCATTGACAAACTTTCTATATGTGATTGGGTAGAGGTAGGAGCCTCGGCCTTGGTTACAAAAAACATTGAGCAGCCTGGGTTATATCTGGGGCAACCAGCCAGGCGTGTAAATAAACAAGAATGAGTCGCTCACGTTACGAGCATGCAACACGGCTAACCGGCCATAATCGGAGAAAAATTGAGTTATATTGACGCACTTTACGATCGTCAGCACGATCGTATTCATATTGTAGGTCGCCGCAAGGGCGAACGTTACTACGAAGAATTTCCAGCAAACTATGTTTTTTATCACGACGATGCTCGTGGTAAGTTCCGTAGCATTTTTGGAACCCCAGTTACAAGATTTAGCACACGCAACAACAAAGAGTTCCGCAAAGAACTGCACATGCATTCAGGTAAAAATATTTACGAAAGTGATATCAATCCTGTGTTTCGTTGTCTAGAAGAAAATTACAAAGGGCATGACGCTCCTAAATTGAACACAGTATTTTTTGACATTGAGGTGGACTTTGATCCTGAGCGAGGATTTAGTCCACCAAGTGACCCGTTTAATCCTATTACTGCAATTTCGGTATACATGGACTGGTTGGATCAACTGGTTACCTTGGTGATACCGCCCAAGCATATGAGCCCCGAGACTGCTCAAGAAATTGCGGCAGAGTTTCCAAATACATTTGTATTTTGGGAAGAAGCAGAATTGTTAAAAACTTTTTTAGACTTAATACAAGACAGTGATGTTCTTACCGGATGGAATAGCGAGGGTTACGATATACCATATACTGTAAATCGATGCACTAGGTTATTGTCCAAAGACGACACTCGCAACTTTTGCCTCTGGGGACAACTTCCCAAACAACGTATGTTTGAACGGTTCGGTGCAGAGAATCAAACATATGACCTAATTGGTCGTGTTCACATGGACTATATGCAATTGTATCGCAAATACACTTATGAAGAGCGACACAGTTACAGTCTTGATGCTATTTTGGAATACGAAGATTTGGGTTCTAAGACCAAATTTGAAGGTACTCTAGATCAATTGTACAATCAAAATTGGAAAACTTTTATTGAATACAACAGACAAGACGTTAATGGTTTAGCAAATATTGACAAGAAGTTGAGATTCCTTTCCTTGGCCAATACACTGGCGCACGAAAACACAGTATTATTGCCTACCACAATGGGTGCCGTGGCAGTAACTGAGCAGGCTATTATTAATGAAGCGCATGAACGTGGCATGGTTGTACCTAACCGTAAAGAGAGATATACCGATGAGGATACGCAGGCGGCCGGTGCGTATGTTGCGTATCCCAAAAAAGGCATACACGAATACATTGGGTCAATTGACATTAACTCTCTGTACCCATCGGCTATTCGTGCACTGAACATGGGGCCAGAAACAATTGTAGGTCAGTTGAGGCCCATAATGACTGATAGGTATATCAAAGAAAAAATAGCAGGAGGTACTAGCTTTGCTGGTGCGTGGGAGGGCTTGTTTGGTAGTTTAGAATACACTGCTGTGATGGAACAACAGCGTGGCACAGAGATTACAATTGACTGGAGCAATGGTGAAGAAAGTGTACACTCGGCTGCCGAGATCTGGCCCTTGGTATTTGACAACAATCGTCCTTGGATTCTCAGTGCCAATGGCACAATCTTTACTTACGAGAAAGAAGCTATTATCCCAGGCTTGCTCAAACGCTGGTATGCAGAACGCAAGGACATGCAGGCCAAACTCAAAGAATGCACCAACAAAGAAGATGAAGAGTACTGGGACAAGCGACAGTTGGTCAAGAAGATTAACTTGAATAGTTTGTATGGTGCTATTTTGAATCCTGGTTGCAGATTCTTTGACAAGCGTATCGGACAGTCAACAACGCTAACAGGTCGTGCTATTGCTAAACACATGGACTCTTATGTGAATGAGTGCATTACTGGCAAGTATGATCACACTGGCGAAACAATCATCTATGGTGACACTGACTCATGTTATTTCTCAGCATGGGGTGTGCTAAAGAAAGAAGTAGAAGAAGGTCGTATGGAATGGAGCAAGGAAACTTGTATTGCTTTGTATGATTCAATTGCTGAACAAGTTAACATGAGCTTCCCGGGATTTATGGAACAAGCGTTTCACTGCCCTAGAGACATGGGATCAATCATCAAAGGCGGTCGAGAATTAGTTGCCAGCAAAGGTTTGTTTATTACCAAGAAGCGATATGCGGTAATGATCATAGACAAAGAAGGCAAGCGCATAGACGTTAACGGCAAGCCGGGCAAGGTAAAGGCCATGGGGCTTGACCTAAAACGCAGTGATACTCCAAAAATTATTCAAGAGTTTCTTAGTGATATTCTTAATGATGTGCTAACTGGTATCAGCAAAGAAGATATTATAAAGAAAATTCGAGATTTTAAGTATACATTCATGGAACGCCCGGGGTGGGAAAAAGGCTCACCTAAGCGTGTGAACAACTTGACCAAGTACTCAGCAGAAGAAGCAAGGCTTGGTAAAGCCAACATGCCAGGGCACGTTCGTGCTGGCATGAATTGGAATACTATGCGCAGAATGAATTCAGACAACTATGCATTGCAAATTGTAGACGGTATGAAGGTTATTGTTTGTAAACTAAAACAAAATCCACTTGGATGGACCAGCATTGCTTATCCCACTGATGAATTACACTTGCCCACATGGTTTAAAGAATTGCCGTTTGATGACACCGGTATGGAAGATACTGTAATTGATGGCAAGATTGATAACTTACTGAGTGTATTGGCGTGGGACTTGCCATCGTCTACCAACACATCAAATACATTCCAAAATTTGTTTGAGTGGTAATGAAAATCAGCGAATTAGTTGCTTTGTTGGAAGAAGTTAACAAGTTTGATATTGGTCAAGCTAGCACATCTGTATCAACTGAACTAGAGTGGTTGCTACCCGCAGTGAGGGGATATGCCGAAGTTGCGATTGATATGCACGAAGCATTACAACAGCAGTATCATGCAGTGCAATCAGCAGTTGCACAATTTGATAATACAGTCAAAGCCACAAAAGAAAACATCATACAAAAAATAAAGTTGCAAGAACCCGAATACTTTGTTGAGAGCGATAAGTTATATGATGAAGGTGTACGAATCCACGAACACCCTGAGACTATACTAAGTCGTAAAATAGAACTAAGCAAAGAAACAGAATACATATTGGCCGCTAGAATTGGTACACGTGCCAATTGGCAATGTCCCGGTGCAATAATTCGACCTGGTCGTGAAGCTTGGATTGAACATTTGGTTGCACTAGATCCATTGTATATTCTCGATGAATCAAAGTCTTTAATATCTCCAGCGGTTCAAAAGTTTAACAGCCAGTATCAATCAAGATTAAGACAAATAGTAGTTGATGCCAATCAAACTGAAAATTTACTACAACGGTTGCCAGATAACCAACTTGGATTTTGCCTGGTGTATAACTTTTTTAATTTCCGACCACTACTGGTAGTACAACAGTATCTGAAAGAACTGTATTCTAAATTGAGGCCTGGCGGTGTGGTTGGGTTTACTATTAATGACTGTGATCGCCCCGGAGGGGTTAGGCTAGCAGAAAACTACTATAGCTGTTATACCCCTGCTGTCATGATTAGGGCATTTGCTACTGAATTAGGGTTTCGTGAAGTATATGCATACCACATCAATGCTGCCGTTACCTGGATTGAACTGGCAAAACCAGGCACAATAACT